ACGGCTGAAGTCACCAAATGCAACCGGCTTTGCTGAAGAAGCAACATCCGGCATATCTGGCATTTCAACATACGGGAAGCCAAGGATTGTGTTCGGTACACCGGCTGTGAGCATCATGCCAGCTTGGAACACATACTGACCAGCAGTGTCCTTCAGCTTGCGGATAGCCGCCAGAGTAGTGCGGTTAAACACAAAGGTAGCCCCACGGGTGTAGTCACTCTTGACCGCATGAACGAGATCAATCAGACCATCACCAGTAAGTGCTGCACCAGCACCAGAGTTGGTGGTGCCGATATCGCCGTTTGTGGTAATACCCTCTGGCTTGCCAATGGAGTCACCAGCTACAAAAGCGTTGCCCTCATTCTTAGCGAACTGAGTAGCAAACTCTTCTTGCATCTCACTCTCAAGGTTGAACACCGAATCCTCAAGCATTTGAGAGGAGATATCAACCAGAGCGTAATGCTCATGGGTCGGGATTTCCTCAAGCTGTGTGGTGTAGCCGGTGGTCTCAGAGCGAGTCCCTTGCTCTGCTACCCAAGCGGCAGAGAAGGTTGCTGTGCGAGACGGCATCTGCACTGACTTCTGGTTGGTCTGACGAACCCGTGCAATCTGACGCATCGGGGAGATTTCCGTGATGGTCTTGATCAGTTCGTTGACATACTCAGGCGGCGCAAGGAAACCAGCTTGGGTATCATCACTTACGCGAAGTGACTTGACCTCATGCGGCTCCATGTCCTTCTCACCCTTGCGAAGCCACTTATCAAACGCATCCATCTTTTCATCAATGGACTTGCTCTCGACATTAGCTTCAGGGCGTTTTAGCAGAGTTTCAAAGTTCTCCAGCTTTTCGCCAAATTGCTTCTGCTCTTGCTGGGCGAGAGTGAGCTTCTGGTTGATGTCCTCAAAACGATCAAGATCAGCCTCAATATTCTTGAGCTTTTCTTCAACCAGCGGGTCAGCCTCACCTTTCTTCTCGATTTCTGCCAAACGAGCGTCATTGGTCGACTTGAACTCTTCAAGAGTCGCCGCAAACGTGTCGATGGCTTGCTTGATATCATCAGACATCAGTAGCCTCCTTATCGGATTTCAGGATTTTGGTTAGGTTTGCAATGCTGGATAGCAGTGCGGGTTCTTGCTCATCGCCAACCTCTCGCTGGTCTAAGCTCTTTGAGACAGCATTTGCCGCCACTTTCGCCTCGCTTCTTGAAAGACCTCCTTCATCCCGAAGGAAAGTCTCCCAATCACGGACGCTCCTCTCCGCCGCCTTGACCGAGGACACCCTTGCGCGAGGGTTCATCGGGAAAGTCACAGCGGAAATCTCCATCAGGTCTACTTGCTTGAGGTAACGCTTCTTACCCCTGTCATCGTAGCTGTAGCCCTTTGCATCAACTCTGTAGCCAACGGAAAGCCCATCGATGGCCCCCATCTTCATCAACTCATAGACCTCACGGCCTTTTTGGGTCTGCATGGCGAGTTGTCCCTCGACATACAAGCCGTTGGCATCTTCTTTGATCTTTGTGTAAACGCCGATAGGCTCTTTGGTGTCATGCTGGAAAAGCATTTTGATTTTCCGCGCACCCTTGGCCCGAATAGATTTGGCAAACGCGCCGTTGACTACAACGTCGTTGCCCAAGTCTTTATTTCCGAAAACCGATGCGTAGCCAGAGAACTTGCCCTTGGCCTCATCATCCTCATCGTCATCATATGCCTTTAGCTCGAAATCAGCTTGGCAGTCCAGTGTGCCGTCCTCAATGAACTTTACTTCATCGTCCATTTCCATCTCATCCATGCTAGTATCCCCTTTGCTCCCGTCACGGTATGCGCTGAGACAAACTGCTACCCTCTGGTCGTTTGTTGGATACTCAGCTAGCATGGTCGAGTTGTCCATGCATCGGCCCATGAAATCGCTTTCGCTTTCTCCACTGGTTGGCTTTGGTATTGGCATACGCCACTCCTAATTTTTTCAAGATACAGCTTTTTCAAAACATTGGCAACAACTGTCAGATGTCAGCGTCCTCTGGAACAGAAATATCTATCTTTTGCGCGATAAAATCTCTGTCGATGCGTGTTTTTCTGTTTATTGCATCATTTACTAGACTGACGTAGCGATTGACTGTGTCCTCATCCTCAGCCAAACCGAAGATCAGGACGTCATCAACATTGCCAAACTCATCGCCGTAGCGTATCACGGCATCTCTTACCTTGTTCAATTTGGCCTCGGCGCTGTCGCTATTAGTTCCATGATTTCATCTAACGCCTCTGTTGTCTCAGGGGCATGGTGCATCATCAACTTGCGCCAGATGTCTGCGTTGTCACCTCCCAACAATGAAACGTAGTTGGCGAAAGCCTCGACAACGTGGCCTCGCTTCACGCCGGTGGTGTATTTTGGGCCTCTGTTCATGTAAGTGTAGCCGTGTCCAAAGCCAGCGTTGCCGTTGCCCACAGCCTCAATGAAGTCGTTGAACATCAAGCCTTCTTCATTCTTTGAGATGCGGTAATAGAAACCCATCGACCCTGACCACTTGTTCATATAGCCGAGGCGAGACGCGTGAATAAATGTAGAGAAACCTCCCTTTTTCCAGAAATTTTCTCCACCAATCACTACAAGGTCATCATAGTCCAGAGGTGATCCTGACCACTTGATCAGCTTCTTCAACATGCTGACCGGCAATGCAACCGACCCAATTTGAAACTGCTTCCAAAGCTCCTTTTCAAAGTCATCAAACTCGTCACTGACCTCAAATTCTTTGTAGCCCTCCATGTCCTGCATACGCTTCTTGCGCTTCTGTTCTTCAGACCATTTGATGCGTTTGTTTCTGTCACTTTTGATGGCGAATGCCGCCGCCGCACTGGGCTGGTAAACCCTGCCGCTTGGGGGGATGGGGCCAACTGCTGGATAAATTCTTGCTGTTTGGGCGCGGAAGTCTATGGAGTGACCGAATTCATGACGCCACACTGTCATTTGGTCTGGGGTGAGTTTATCAAACTTTGGATCAGTCCCCATGTTGATGTTTGCGCCGTCATTAGTGCAATAGGCTCTCTTTTTCGTGTTGATGACCCTGCCCAAAGCCTTGGTTGCCACGATGGCCTTGATGATATTGACAGTGTAGCTTTGCTTGGATGTGCGGTTCCATCCAGCGGCGTTGTGCCATCTGCGCTCGTCTTCTGACACATCTCCCCATGGATTATTGAAATCAGTTTCTGCTTGGGTGTTCTCAAACTCATCTTCTGGGTCAATGTAGAGCGTGACACAACGACAGTTAATGACATTGGCTGGGCCTCCTCTTGGGTCACCAGTGTAAGACATTGGAACGCCGCCGATGATGAAGTCCTCGTTGATGTCCACTTCAGTGCCGTTAGCAGCCGCGTGAGTTTGGCGAGTGCGAGCGTCAGCCGTGGCAACCCACCTCTTTTTTTGATTGGGTATTCTCAGGCTTTCGTTGACCGCGTGATTGGCGTAACTTGCAGCGTTGTGGGTCTCGGTTCTTGCGATGGTTGCGGCCCTGTAGCGGCTGAATGAACCCCGCATACTCTCAAAGATGTTGCGGCCTATCCTGTCCACGCCCAGACCGTCAGACTCACCAGCAGAGATTATCCTCGCTAGTTGCTGCACAGTCGTGTTTGTTATTCCAACGACACGGCTGGCACCTGTGCTGTTTATGTAGGATTGGATCAACCGCTCAAACTGGGTTTCCTGCTTTCTGTCTCGCAGAACCCGCAGTCCAAACTCCTCAATGATTGCTGTGTAGTGGGCGTTGAGCGTTGTTCTGATCTTATCAGCAGCAAATCTCTCTGTACCCACAAGACGGCCACTGCCAGCGTAAGAGCGTCTAGCCTGTTGCCCTATCTCTGCGAATACGGTGATCATTCTCAGTCTGAGCTTTTTCTCGTAGCTCACCCGCAAGCGGTTTTGCTCGATGAACTCCTTACGGGCCGAGCGCCGCAAACCCTCTTGCTTAGTGGACTGCGCTATCATTTCTTCAGGGGATGACCTGACGGCAG